TCTATCGTTCCCCAGTGGTAGAAAAGGCTTGGGGATTAGGTCATGTGGTGTGTGGTGAGTTGGATTTTGCGAGTGCGCAGTATGTAGCGGGTTATGTGACTAAAAAGGTCACAGTTTCGAAGATGAGTAGTGAACGCGATTATTCGCGATGGGAGGCCCGCTACAAGCGTTTGGACCCGGAGACTGGTGAGATAGTGGAGATAGAGCCAGAGTATTGTACTAGTTCTAATCGTCCGGGTCTTGGTGCTGAGTGGTTGAGGCGGTTTCATGGTGAGGTGTATCCGGCGGATTTTGTGGTGATGGAAGGTGTGAAGTTGCCTGTGCCTCGGTATTATGATGTTTTGATGGAGCGTTGGGATCCTGAGATGATGGCGAAGGTGAAGCGTTCCCGTTTGGAGGAGCGGGACCATTCAAACGATGGCGAGGTTCGTCTGTTGTCGATGGAAAAGGTAGCGTTGGCGCGTTCAAACCTTTTCGGGGGACGTAATGTATGAGGATGTTTATCATGAGTGTTCGGGATGTGAAGGCCGACCAGTTCAGTCGGCCTTTTTTTGCGCTAGCGTTGGGTGAGGCGCTGCGCACGTTTCAGATGGAGTGTGAGAATCCGGAATCGATGTTGCATCGGTTTCCGGATGACTTCCGTCTGTTTCGGATTGGGGAGTTCAACCAGGGTAGTGGAATCCTCCTGGGTGAAGCTCCTCTTGAGGTGGCGTGTGCTCGTGACTTTGTGAAGGCCGAGGCGTTGGGTCAGCTGCAGGTAGTCAAGGAGGTGAGCTAATGGATATGGTGCAGATTCGTCGGCCGGCTGGGTCGATGTTCTCGGAGGTGCCCCAGGCGCAGATTCCGCGGAGTCAGTTCGACCGTTCACATGGTCTGAAAACGACGTTTGACGCGGATAAGTTGGTTCCGATTTTTGTTGATGAGGTTCTGCCTGGGGATACGTTCACGTTGCGTATGTCAGGTATGGCGCGGATTTTTTCTCCGTTGAAAGCGCCTATTATGGATAACCTGACGATGGATGTTCACTTCTTTTATGTGCCGTATCGTCTGCTGTGGACGCATTGGGAGCAGTTCAATGGTGCGCAGGATACGGCCGGTGTTACGGTGGACTATACGATTCCGGTTCTGAGTGGTGCGTCTGCGGTTGCTGTGGGTGCTTTGGGGGATTATTTGGGTCTGCCGACTGGTTTGATTCCGAATAATATAGATGTGAGTGCGATGCCGCAGCGTGCGTATCGTTGTATTTACAACGCGTGGTATCGTGATGAGAATTTGATCACGCCGGCTCAGACGTTCCCGGACGGGGATGGTCCGGATGCGTTGTCAGGTGCGCTGCGTGTTCGTGCCAAGAAGCACGATTATTTTACTTCTGCGTTGCCGTGGCCGCAGAAAGGTGATGCGGTGTCGCTTCCGTTGGGTACGGAAGCTCCGGTGTATGGGATCGGGAAAGCGAGTCAGAATTTCCCGGTGAGTAGTCAGACTGTGTATGACTCTACGGATAAGACGGGTTCGTTGGTTTATGCCGATGCGGCTGGTCCGATCGATGCTACGGGTGGCGATAATCAGATTTATATCGCCGGGACCCAGGCGTCGAACGGGTATCCGGATATCTATGCGGATCTGTCGGCCGCTACTGCGGCGACGATTAATCAGCTCCGTCAGGCGTTTCAGATTCAGAAGCTGCTTGAGCGGGACGCTCGTGGTGGTACCCGGTACGTGGAGATTTTGAAGGCTCATTTCGGGGTGACGTCTCCAGACTTCCGGCTGCAGCGGCCGGAGTTCCTGGGTGGTGGAAAGGTGTTCGTGAATGTGTCTCCGGTGGCGAACACTTCGGATACGACGTCCGCGGCGCAGGGTAAGCTTGCGGGTGTTGGTACTGCGTCGATTTCGGGTATTGGTTTCGCGAAGTCGTTTGTAGAGCATGGTATTGTGCTCGGTATCGCGTCGGTCCGTGCGGACTTGACGTATCAGCAAGGGATTCCGCGGTTCTTCAGTCGGTCGACCAGGTACGATTTTTACTGGCCGGCTCTGGCTACGATTGGTGAACAGGCGATTCTGAAGAAAGAGATATTTTATGCTAATGCATCCTCGGATGAGGATGTGTTTGGTTATCAGGAGCGTTATGCGGAGTATCGGTACGCTCCTTCTCGGATTACTGGTAAGTTCCGTTCGGATGCTTCTGGTTCGCTGGATCTGTGGCATTTGGCGGAAGATTTTGCGTCGGTTCCGTCGTTGAATTCGACGTTTATTGAGTCGACTACGCCCATGTCTCGGATTCTGGCGGTGACGACAGAGCCGCATTTCATTCTTGACGCGTGGTTTGATTTGAAGTGTGCGCGGCCTATGCCGCTGTTTGGTGTCCCGGGCATGATTGATCACTTCTGATGCCTGCCTGGCTTCTTCCTGCGGCGCTTGGCGCTGCCAGTCTGTTAGGTGGTGCCCAGGCGAATAAGGCTGCTCGGGACGAAGCGGCGCGGAATCGTGCGTTTCAGGAGCGCATGAGTGGTACCGCGTGGCAACGCGGAGTGGCGGATCTGAAGGCTGCGGGTTTGAATCCGGCTCTGGCGTATAGTCAGGGTGCTGCGTCGACCCCTGGGGGGTCGATGGCGTCTCAGTCTGAGTTTATTGGTGCGTCTGCGAGTTCCGCGGCTGCGGGGGTTCGGATGCGGAAGGAGCTGCAGCTGCTGGAGGCTCAGACGCGGAAGGCTGTGGCCGATGGTGATGCGGCCCAGGCGTTGGCGGATCGGGAAGCGGCGAGGAATGCCGCGTATGGTTTGTCCCGGACGCCTTCGGGTTCTTTGAAGTTGGATTTTTCTCAGCCGGGTATGCGCGAACAGGTGCGCGCGGAAATCGCGATGGCCGCGTTTCAGGCTGAGCTTCTAGGTTTGCAGATTCCCTGGGCGAAAGCCCAGGCAGGCGCCGCGTCGAGGCTGGGAGGTTTCGCGGCGCCTTTGTCCTTGTTTCAGCGTTCGGGCGCTGGCGCGCTGATTGGTTCTTTCGCTAAGCCGTGGAGGTAACATGCAAATTGTTTCGAAGCGGGAAGATGGTAGTCTGCGTGTGCAGACTTTGAACGATGAAGCGGATATGTGTAAGCAGTCGTTCAAGGACGAGTGCGATATCAATTTTATTCTCCGAGATTATGGCCGGACGGGTGTCGTCCGGCATTTGAACGAAGCGCGTGCGCGGTATATGGATGTTTCGGAGGTTGGTGATTACGAGTCAGCGCTGCTGACGGTGAAAGCGGCAGAGGAGCAGTTTATGTCTCTGCCGGCTAAGGTTCGGAAGGTATTCCGGAATTCGCCAGCGGAGTTCCTGGATGCGGCGCATCATCCTGAGAAGCGAAAGCTGTTGGAGGAAGCGGGTCTGTTGCCCGCTGAGAAGCCTCAGGATGTGGTTAAGCCAGCGTCGGAGGGTTCGGGTTCCCCGAACCCGTAGGCGCTGGAGTCAAGGCCCGTAGGGCCGCGACAGAAAGGCCCCTGGGGGATTCCCCAGGGGCCTTGTTGTTGGCACAGTTCTTTACTTGGTGTAACTGTGCTAGGTGACACCTATTTCTTAGGTGTCTTGTTCTCGGTCGCGATCACGCGGTCGAGTTCGTCCAGCTCGAGTTGGAGCTGGTCTAGCCTGCTCTGCAGGCGTTGGATGCTTGAGAGGACTTTCGTCCGTCTGCTGTGTGCTAGGCGCACATAGAAGGCATTTGCGTTGTTGGTGTCCATGGTGTATCCTTGTGTTGAGGGAAGTTACGTGCGTGTCATTGTTAATCGCGTTTTCTTCCCGTGTCAAGGTTTTCTTTTTCAGGAGGTGTCAAATGCGTCGTGCGCCGATGTCGCGTAAGCGTAGTAAGCAGGTTTTCAAGCGTGGTGCTAAGCGGGTCCACTCGCGCAATTCGGTGAGTGTGCGTCCGATGCGCGGTGGGATTAGGCTGTAGTGCGGTGCGTCCGTCCCGTAGATTGTTTTCGGAAAGCGGGCGGCGGAATAAGTTTTTCTCGTGTCGATTCTACGGGGATTCCCGCACAAATCCGCTGTGGTCAATGCATCGGTTGTCGTCTATACCATTCGCGAGAATGGGCTATCAGGATGATGCACGAAACGTCGGTCTGTCGCGGTTCCGGGTCGATGTTTTTGACGTTGACGTATGATGAAGAGCATTGTCCGAGGGATGGTTCGTTGGATAGGAGTGTTTTTCCTAAGTTCGCTAAGCGGTTGCGGAAAGCGTTGGGTGAGTGGCGAATCCGGTACTTCCATTGTGGCGAGTACGGATCGGAGAATTTGCGGCCTCACTATCATTGTGCTTTATTTGGTTATCGGGATCCTGATTTGTATCGGTGGAGTAGTTCTGGTTCGGGTTTCAATCTCTA